TTTGGTTGGCATTTCTTATCTCGTTTCGATTCGTGTCTTGCGTGGTTTAATAGGTTTACGTGCAGGTATAGATTTCTTCGGTGCTGTCATTTAGTTTCCTCTCAATTGGTTAATTACTCGGTTAAGTTCCTCAATGAGGTTCTTATTGGGTTCTTGTTGCAACCTAACCTTTACTTTGGTGAGGAGGGCAATAAAGAATTGTGCTTCGTTTTGGTCCATGGTGGAAAAATCCTTGCTAGAAAAAACCCTATGAAATTAAACCGATGAATCTGTTGAGGATTACTCTGTTCTGTATATGGGATTTAGAATACTTCTTAAAGGAAGAAACCAAACCTCTGGTAGTGGTTGAACTAAAGGTTAATTCTTCCTCTTCGGTGGATAACCCATCCGATTTCAATAAGTAATATTCATCAAATCCAGAAGCACCTACAACATAATACTTATTACCTCTGAATTCTCTAGCAACCATATCCGTATTCACACCCTTCATTTCGTTATACATGTAATTGCGGAATTCAGCATTACCTAGTATACGGAATCCAATCATATTGCATCCGGTTCGTTGTTTCAATATGTGCAAGAAAGCCTTAGAAGTATTATGCCATGAGTAATTAGCTTTCATCGATACATGAGTAACTGGGTCACGGACCACAATAGATGATGTGTTCATATATTCAAATCCCTGTGTTGTGAATTTTTCAGTTAGAGCATGTCCTTCACCATCGGTCAAGAATACAGTATTGACTACTTGTAGTTTGTTTTTAGATTGGAACTTAGGAATAATATCCATAGCCAACATGATGGTCTCGTTTAATGGAGTGGCACCAAGCATCAATTCCCGAAGGTTATCAAAATCACCATATGCGTTATACACTTTATCTAGTAAGCAGTCTGCAGCATAAGACAACTCGGTTGATGTCATACGATTAGATAGTATGTTCAACAAGGATACTTTGCCTAAGATTACGTCACCCTCTTTATACGTTTGGTTAAACTCTTCTGACAAAGGCCATTGGGTTGAGAAAGCATACACCTCAAACGGTATCTGGACATTCTTACAGAACAACACTAAGGTCAGTAATTGACGAATAGTATCATCCATATACCTACTCATTGAACCAGACCAATCTAAGAATAGGACCAGTCCATGCGACTTGCCATTAGGTACAATAGATATCTTCTTAAAGATGTCATCGGCAAACTGATAGGAGAATATACGTTGCATATTCAAGTCACCAGTCTTGGCAATCGAAGCACGTTTTAATTGGTCAGCATTCTTGCGCAACTCAAATTCTTTGGTCAGATACGAAACTACTTTATTGGTGTCTTTACGAAACTTGATAAAATTATTTTCAATAGGTTTCTTGGTTAATTCACGGATTGTTTTGTAAATGTGTTTATAACCAACAATGTAATTTTCAGATTTCAATTCTGGAATATTAACATAAGATAAATCAGATTTGGTTTCTTGATATAACTGTTTCTCATTATCACGGAAGTTGATATCAGTGATGGACTCATCTTTTTCGTAATCTTTGATTATAGATGATTGCCAGCCATCACCTAATTCACTAGGGCCATCTGATTGTGCATCCTCAATTTCATCGTAACCTGGTGCATCAATCTCGTCATCAGCCTCTTCTGTTTCAAAATCAGCTTCCTCTTGTTCTTCCTCGTCCTCTTCAATAGGTTCTTCTTTTTGTTTTTCTCGTTGGTCTTTCATAAACTGTTGGATTTTCTTGGCTACTTCCACAGTTTGAGGGAATGTTTCAGCCTCTTCTGTTTCAACCAACAGAGCAGTTTCTTCTGATGTGAATTTGATGCCTAGAGATGCGCCGGCCTTGGTGTGTAAATTGATACGGTCAATCAATCGTAATGCGTTGAGGTCGTATCCTTTGATACCGAAGAAGTCTTGGTCTAGTAGTTCACGATAGGCTTTGATGAAACTTATTTTTAAACCTGGGAATTTGCGGCGAATGAGTTTCTCAATACGGACATCTTCACATACATTTAGAATGGAACGATTAACACCACAATCTGAAATGGAATCGTGCCATCCGTCTTCAGGTGTATTCAGAGCATGGCCAACTTCATGACCAATGAATAGGTCATAGAGATTGGTAGACAGGTCTTCCTTGAGAATAGGAATAACCAATGTGCGAGTTTTTAAATTAAAGTGAGCAGTAGAAGCCTTCTTCTGTTCAACAATAATATTCTCAGTAGCCATTAATTTGGCAAGGTTGGATTTTGAATCAAGTAACATAATAAAAGTCCATCACAAATCAGAAAGTATGGTAATTATCTCATAACTTTCTGAATTTGTCAAGCACAATTAATAGTCTAGGTCGTATCGGCCAGTTTTTATCTTAAATTTTTCTTGGAATTCATGTTGTTCGTCCGTCAACACCCTTTCAAATTCTTGATACTTGCTTCTTTTTTTATCTTTATCACCCCTAGATTTCGTTGTTTTGTAATCTTCAGAATAATCTTCGTTTTTATGAAACTTACTTTCACGCTTTGACACGTTATGCTCCTGTTATTTAAACAAATCCGGATAAGCCGTACTAATGATATCAACGGTAATATCTTTAATACCCAAATCCCCCTTCATGATGTCGATGAAAACTTTAGCTTCATCGAGTTCCATACCCTCAAGTATGTGTAATAGCAAATCATGACGTTTGCTATCTGATAATTTGTCTGCTTCTGGATGACCTTTTTGAAAAAGATATATTCTACGTAGTTCTGTAAACAGGTTTGTCATAGAAATACCAGGTAAGGTATCTTGTTTTTTGTAATTATTTGGAAATTCACTGATATACCATGCTGCATTTGGATGGTAAGCAAAGTAAAATACCTTCCGGAGTGTCATACTATCGTTTTGGCGTAAAATATTGATGAGCTCATCACTACTCTTAGCTAGTTTACATTCATTCAATATCTCATAAATCTGTTTCATTAGAAATCCTCTATAACATCCATTAGGTTTTTCAGCTTTTTGCTGATAAAATAGTTAAGTAACTTATTTTTTGGTGCAGGTTTAACATTTTCATACGATTCCAATATACGACCTTTTACGTCCGTTGGAATATGACGTAAATCAATCAGTAATTGGTTACGAGAAAACCCAATTTTGATATTTTCATCTGAATAATTTGAAAAATCTTCAGCCATCAACTTAGATAACGTACCTTTGGTGATGGGTTTCTGTCTAAGGTCACGAACAAAACAGTCTGCAGGTGAGTATATATTAGGAATACCGTCACCTTTGTCACCTTTGATGATTTTTTCTTTCAATTCAGCTAAAGGATTAGCAGATTTAATCAATTTCTTCTGTGCTGGGTTATATTGCTTGATACTAAACTTATTTTCTTTAGTATTATACTGTTGCAATTGTAGGAAATCACCATCCGAAGACAAAATCAACACATTTTCGTGCATCACATGTCTCGGAGCTAGTGTTCCGATGATATCATCAGCTTCAGCACCATCAACATCTATCACTTTGTAGGGAAAGTGTTCTTTTAACTCGTTTTTGATGTTGCCTAAGATGTCAAAAATCAAATGCCAGTCTAAATCTGACTTCTCTCTTGTCTTTTTACGGCCGGCCTTGTAATATGGGAAGATTTCTTTGCGCCAATAGTTGCGGTTATCACAACATAGTACAACTTCACCATATTCTGATTTAAAATTCTTAATATGGTTGCGTAATATGTTTAGAATTAAGTGCCGAATCAAATCCTCATCATATTTTGTGTTTTTCTGACCAGCAATCTGTGCCATCAGACCAGATAACAATACCTGGTTCAAGTCAACTAAAATCATTTTATATCCTATTTAAATACCTTTAAGAGGATGGTATCAGCATTAATTCGTCCTGTCAACTCTTGTTTTGTTGAGTTGATTCCTTCAAATGTGGATTTGTATTTGCGTTCTGTTGCTTTGACAAGGTCCTGTAATACATCATTTGGTTTGCGGAGTGTCTTAGAGCTTGACGTATTGGGTTCATAGGCATAAATTGAAGTTCCTTTGACAGTTAGACTATTTGGAGATTCCGCATTATATACTCCTAATTTCCTTGTCTTGGTATTAAACACCCACAACTGCTGGGCACCAATAATTTCAATAGGATTGACACTCACCACTTTATATTCAATATCTTCTTTCTTATATTGCATTTTAGCTATCAACTTATCAGCTGATGGCTTCTTGGATTTCCTAGGTTTACGAGTAACCTTAGAATTATTAACAATCCGATTAGCATCATCAATGATTTGTTGAATGAAAGCAACAAATTTCTTAATATTAGCTTTAGTGAAACAACTATACGCTTCGGTTAAGTCTTCGGAAGCTTTACCGGACAATACCAGTACAGGTTCAACTAATTTTGGAATAAAGTGAGAAACAATCAGTCGAGCATGTGGTGCCTTGACGCCATTGGTTGCCATCCATTCATACGTATTAATGGTTTCTTTGTAATTATCAAGGAATCCTTCAAGTTCGCCTATAAACTCTGAGGATTGTTCATGGATGCGTTCCTGGATGTTAACCTTAGGTTTATTATCATCCTCTTCATCTTGCTCTTTGATAGTCTTAGCTACATTTAGTAAGAATTTGATGCGGTCTGATAACCACGTTAGTTGGTGTTTCTCCAATACTAATCCACGCTCAGTCAACCTACACACAAACCCAACGTTTGAGAAATTAGTTTCTTTTAGTCCGGTAAGTGTGACGATATCTTCTTTTGGATGATTATGTACGGTCATATAATGAATAAGATATTTCTTACTATCTTTTGGGTCTTTATAATAACTATACCAATTAAGCGCAGTGGATAATTTAACACCCGATTTCATATCAGGTTCACCACCAGACGATACCTTCTGTTCCGCTTCTTTTACACTTGTAATACGCATTATGATAAACTAACTTCCTTGATTGAATCTATACGAAATGACCGCCATGCTGATTTCTCCATATCCCACACAGAAAGAGCATTGTCATTCTCTTTACGATGTATGGTGGTTGGATGTGTTTCTGTAATGTTTTCTTTTAAAGAACAAATGTCTTCTTTTAGAGTACATTTCATTTCACGAATAGTGCCATCTTTCTTTTCAAAAACAACTGTTGCAATACTCTTGCTCAATATTTCTTTCAATTCACTTTTGTTCAACATCTTCATCTCCAATTAAATAATCAATTTTATTCAAATACAAATTTAATACATCTTCTGAAGTTGTGGTTCGTTTAGCTATAATGCCAAAGAACCCATCTTTCATTACTTTTTCACTATATGTATAAGGACATACTAAAATAGCCTGATAATGTTCCTTATCATAAAATCCCTCGTCAGATTCCCTAAAGGTGACAATATCATAAGAATTGCCCATTGTAGAAGACCCAATATTATCACCAATCTCAACATATGTCAAGCCATGTATTACGGTTTGTTCCTTACTATCAGGAGACGGCATAATACAAATCGCATCACATTTATTTTCTTTAATCTGTAGGAATGGTTGCTTCATACTTATTTCTCTCAATATAATCTTTGATGTGGGAATTCCTTACACGTACCATAATCCAGGTATTGTAGTAATCATCACTTTCAATAACATTACGAATAAACTGCTCTTTTGCTTCTAAGTATGAACACTCACCTTTTGATTTACATAGGTGAATGATGGTTCGAGTGAAATTCTCTTTGCCGAATGTTTCCACATCCTTTTTAAGTTCTTCACTTGAGCCATAGTATTCTTGCCAATCAGAAGGAACTTTAAATTTCTTTTTCTTTTTATTGACTTGTTTGGTCTTTGATGACCAGAATAGTTTCTTACCAACGTACTTTCTATTAGATAATACATTTTCAATAATATACACGAAACCGATATTGTTGTCAATATGAGTTTCGGTGAATATTTCATTATTGTGTTTCCATTCTAATTGTCCCACTCCGAATCATCCTCTTCACTATATTCTTCTTCTATATAGTCATCGGTGAATTCTTCAACAATTTCGCCACAGAATGGACAAAATTTAGGTTGGTCGGTTGATACGTATTCTTTGTAAAAATTTAATTCAAATGTGGATTCGCAGTTGATGCAATCGCCAGTAAGAGCTTTCTGATTCATATGTTTTCCTATGCTATGCCCAAACATCACCCCAGTTACCGGACAATGCACCTTTAGCATAATCTGTAGCTCGGTTCTCGAAAAAGTTGGTGTGTGTTGGTGCGTTAATCATTTCCTCTACCCATGGTAAAGGATTACGTTTCACTTTAAATATACCTTTCATGCCTAGACTGATTAAACGGCGGTCAGCAATGTATCTGATATATTTCTTAACATCATCTGAGGATAAGTCTTCCATTGCGCCCATAGAGAAGGCCAAATCAATAAACTTATCTTCCAATTCAACCATCTTTTCAGCGATGGAATATATACGTTCTTTTAATTCATCATTCCAAATTTCACGATTTTCTTCAATAAACGTTCTAAACAGTTTAATCATATTTTCGGCGTGTTGAGTTTCGTCAACTATAGACCAAGTAACGATTTGGCCCATACCTTTCATTTTACCATGGCGAGGGAAGTTCAATAACATAATAAAGGATGAAAATAATTGCATACCCTCTGTGAAAGCACTAAACACTGCAATGTGTGTGGCTGTATTTTCTTTAGTTGTGTTTTGAGCCGATATGTCCATGACATATTCGTGTTTCTCTTTCATTTCAGCATATTCCAAGAATTGGTTATATGTTGAGTCAGGTAAACCTAATGTTTCAATCAAATGTGAATAAGCAGCGATGTGTAATGCTTCACGTGCTGCGAATCCCAATAACATCATACGAACTTCAGGTTGTGGGAAGTATGGCAGATAGTTCTTAACATACCCACCCGCCACATCGATATCACCCTGCGTAAAGAAGCGAAAGATGTGTGTTAAGAATTGTTTTTCTTCTACTGATAACTTTTTCTTCCAATCTTTTACATCATCCAACATAGGTACTTCGGTGTGCAACCAATGAGATTGTTCATGTTTCAACCAAGCATCATATGCCCACGGATAATTGAAAGGTTTAAAGTAGGAACGTTCTTCTGTCAATTTAAATTCTGTTTTCTTAATCATTGTTTATCCTACAAACCAAATATATGTTGCTATTATGTTGACGACCAAAAAGTATAAATTTTGGAACATCAACGCCGTGTTTTTGTGTGTTCTGTGAAAGTCATATAATAATATCATATGAGCAATAACAAAACAGGGAAATGCCCATTCAATCCATGGCATTCTAGTTGCCACAGTGGTACCACCAAATACAAATAGACCGGTGGCTATCCACTTAATATCAAATTCTTTCATATTTAACCTTCACAAGCGATACAATCATTACCTTGTGCTACTTGTTCCATATCCAATTCTTTAATTACTTCACGTTCAATTTTCTTAGATACTTTATCTGCTTTACCAATCTTCTCTGAACGACAGTAGTATAAAGTCTTCACGCCTTTCTTCCAAGCGGTGAAATGTACCGCATGTATATATTTAATATGGCTATCAGGTCTAAAAAATAGATTTAATGATTGTGCTTGGTCAATAAACACTTGTCTATCAGCTGCATGTTCAATAATCCAACGTTGGTCAATTTCCATTGATGTTTTAAATACATCTTTGGTATATTCGTCCATCCAAGATAAATGTTGAGCAGACCCATCATTAGCAATAATAGATGACCAAACTTCATCAGCCCAACCTTCTGTGTGTTTTTTAGATTCTTCTTGAATCAACATATCTAAGTATTTGTTCTTATTAAGGAACGAACCAGACAACGTATCTTGCCGATAAGCGTTAGCACGGTAGGGCTCAATCGATGGCGAAGTATTTCCCATAATAATAGAACTGGAAGCATTAGGAGCAATAGCCATGAGATGACTAAAACGGTTGCCTGTACCAGTTGCGTCCGGCGCTTCTCCGCGTTCTGTTCCCAATTGTTTATTCGCTTCATCTAATTTACCTCTCACCTTACTGAATATCTGATTGTTCAATCCTTTAGCTAACGGTCCTTCCCATGGAATATTCTTTCTTTGAAGTAAAGCGTGCCAGCCAAGAGCACCAATACCAATGCTGCGCTCACGACTTGCACTGTAACGAGCCCTAGAAATAGTATCAGGAGCATTATCGATAAAATATTGAAGAACATTGTCCAACATTTCAGCAATATCACGTAAAAATAATTCGTTATCTTTCCAATCATCATAGTATTCCAAATTGAGTGAGGATAAACAACACACAGCTGTTCTATCTTTGTTAGTCGGTAAAATGATTTCAGAACAAAGATTGGACTGATGTACTTTCAAACCTTTGTCTTTCAACCATTTTGGCAACATCCTATTACTGGTGTCAATGAAATGTATATATGGTTCACCTGTGTGCATACGCAACTCAAGTATTTCTTGCCATAAAGCTTTAGCTGAAACAACCTCACGAACCTCATTAGAGTGTGGGTCTTTTAATTCCCAAGAATCATCTGCATTAGGATCCAACATACACTTCTCAATGATTTCCATGAAGTCATCGGTAATGTTAATGCCGTGATGTAAATTCATACAACGAACATTTGGGTCACCCGTTGGTTTGCGTATCTCCAAGAATGCAATAATATCAGGATGTGATATATCCAAATAGGCTGCATATGAACCACGGCGTGTTTTACCTTGACGATAAGCTAATGATGAAGCATCATATATCTTCAAATGTGGCATAACACCAGTTGATTTCTCATCAGCTGCTCGGATACCAAAACCAATACCCACACCACCTCCCATCATTGACAACCAATTAGTTTCTGATAGGTTGTCAACTAGGCCTTCGGCCGTATCATTGATAAAATTTAAGAAACATGATATTGGCATTCCTTTGCTTGATTTACCAAATGCTAAAATTGGAGTTGCGTAGGATAACCAGTGTCTACTCGAATAGTCATAAAGACGTTGAGCGTGTTCAGGATTACTTCCAAACGTTTTGGAGACATATGCGAACCTTTGTTGTGGAGATGTTTCATCCTCTTTCATATAGGATTCACGCAAACGTTTTAAACCTAAATCATCAAATAATTTATCACGTTCTAAATCAATATTAATACCAAGATATTCCATAGTTAAAGCCTTATTGTTATTATTTTGTGAATTGTTCTAATGATGGTGGAGTCCAACCTTCTGGTTTCAAAACTTTCCCATCTTCTCTTTTAATTACTTTACCCGTTTCTGGATTAATCTTAGATAGATTAGAACGAGCGACTTCATTCCAAGCACCTTCTACATTATATCCTTTCATGTAACATAAACCTAGAATGACCCAAATCATATCCATGCAAGCATCTAATTCCTCAGTATCATCTGGTGCATCTAAAAATTCCAAGTACTCCTCTTCAATCAAGTTCCAATATAAATTAGAATTCTCAACCGTTCTTTCTTGGTCACAGGCTTCAATGAAAGTTTTTACATCATTATACATATTACTCACTTATAAACTCCTCAATCATAGGGAAAATAGGTTTAATTGCTTCAGCACAAGCTAATGCAATTTCACGGTGTTCTTTTTGTGTTTCAACACCAGACCTCAGTTGTATATAGTGGACCCATGAACGTAATGTTCCATTCATATACATACGACTAGATGTGTTGCCTTCAGGTAGAACGGATCGAGCTTGTTCTTTAGCAATACCATTCTGAATAGCCCAATTATAAGTCTCTTTCGTGAGATTGATTAATTGTTCTTGTTTATTTCTCCATGTACCAGCAATAATAGCATGGCCATCAGATTCAACATCCAATTCAACCGAATTTTGTCTATTCTTCAAATCTTGTAATCTAGCATCTCGTATTTCAAATCCCAAATCATTAGTTGGATCCGCATATCGTTGTGAGAACTCTTGAAATGAGAATGAGCGATGTCGCAAGATTTGGCGAGCGATGTCACGGGTTGTTTCGATTTCTAAACATAATGAGACCATTTCTAATGGACTCCAATGATGGTGTTTAATCAGATAACGAACTAACTTCTCTGAGGTTTCTGTGTTGTTTTGATTTGCAGGATTAGATACACGTGCTGTGTATGCCACTTGGTCCAATAGGTTCTTGCCATCAAGACCCTGTGAACTAGATATTAAACTCACCTTCATACTTTTCTCCAATTATTTAATTCAAATTCAGCCCTAAGACCTGTATATGTATGTTCATCAATTAGTACTGTTATTTCTTTCTTATCCATACCAGACATAATCATATCATTAATATCTTTATGTGTCAATGTATTTGGCCAAATAACCACACTATAACCATTCTTAATGTTATTAGATATTTGTTTTATGATTTCTTTATTTCTAGGTTCATTATCGTTAACTAAAACAATATTATCGGACACCTCAGAAGCGAAAGCTAACGTTGCGTCAGCCGTAGCAATACAATTATCTAAAAACATGGAATCGATAGGGCCTTCAACCACGTATATCCTTTTACTTATGTCAACTTTATCTAAACCATACAGTTTTTTAGCATCTTCATTGATTTTTACCGTTATGTATTTTAATTTAGACTCAGCCAAAGCTCGGCCTTGAAAGGCAAACAAGTTCTTATCTTTATCGTAGAATGGAATAATTAACCGAGGGTCATCTTTGTTGAGTTGTTTTTCAATACCATAACTCGCAACGAATTCAGCAAAATCCGGTGTAAAATATAAATCAGACCACCTATCTTTAGGTATCATTCGATTTATAACATAGTCTTTAGCAATATGTCCGTCAGGTAATGATGATATACTATCTAACTTGATTCTTTCTTTGAATACAGGTTTGGGTATGTTCACCATTGTTTCTGGTTTTGGATAGTTGTGATTACCTGTCTGGCCGTCTTTATACCGTTCTAATTGGTATTCTTTGACAATTGAAGGTTCAACATGATTTAAGAAATTGTAGAATGTGTGTCCTTCACTGCAATTGTGGCAAGTAAAGAAGTAATCATTTTTCTTACGGTAAATAAATCCACGACATTTAGATTTATTCTTTTGAGAGTCGCCACAGAACGGACATCTAAAATTATAGAGGTCCGTTTTCTTCTGTGAAAACCTTTGAAGTTTTGAAGATACTTGTAGCAGGAACTTTCTATCAATATAAACACTCATAATATAAACCAAACTTTTAATGTAACAGTTTGATTATTGTATCAAGTCCTACGTGAGATGTCAACCATGATAATACGACAATGCCGCCAACAATAGTCCACTTCCATTGAAGAATCTTCTCCAACTCATTGTCCTCTTTAGCATTATGTGCTTGAATTTGTAAACTAAGCTTTTCAATTTGTTCCATAATTTTATGCTCAGTAGATTCCACTTTATCTGAAAGTTCTCTGGATGTAGTGGATATTCGAGAATGCAAATCCTTGATATCCTCATTGGTGTCATCTTCTCTTTTATCCATATCTTTGTATATTTGGCCAATGAGTACACCTTGATGGTCTACTAGTTTCTCGATAACCGTATCCATCTTTTCGCAAAGCTTTGTCAAGGTGTCAACATCACGTTTAAGCACCTCGACATCCACTTTCAATTCTGTTGAATCAATAACAGCCATTATGCTGGATTGTCTTCTGATTTAACTTGAGCAATCTTTTCTTGGCCACGTGTGTAAGCACTGATACCTAGAATAGCACCAAAAGCAATATGAACTAAACCACCACCTTGAAGTGTTAATGGTTGCCACATTCCAACGGCTTGACCTGGATTCCAATATTGTAACAAGTTGTATAAGATTGGACCTAAGATAAAGTCAAATAAGTTAATAGCCATATATGTAATTGCCATCATTGGGCGCCATTTGGTGGTCATCCAATCTTCAACTTTCTTTTCTGGTTTTGTAGCCATGTTATTATCTCCTATACTACTAGCGATACGCCAGTGATTATGCTATTTATGATTCCGTTTAATTTTGTAAGTTGTTCTTGCTCTTCAGCTGTTTCGGCTATCATTTTAGCGGTATTGATATCTTTCACCAGTTCCAAATAATCTTCTTTTGACAAATCACCATTTTCATATTCATATGTAATAGCTTTTATTAAATCAGATGCTTTTAATATTTCACTCATCGTGGTTTACTCCCTAATGCTCTTTGTATATCTTCTGATGTTCTTGATATAACTTTAAGTTTTTCTTCACAATATACCATACTCATTTCACCATGTTTATTGTGTAAACCTTTAGTGATGTCGGCCAATTTGGAAGACATTTCATAAGCCTTCTCATTACGAGGAATATATTGAGTGAAGTTTTTCAACTCTACTGAGTATATCCACATATATTTAGCTGATTCACTGACATTATCCTTATTTCCACATTCTGTTGTTTCTGATAATGTTTTAATCTTAGTTATTAGGCCATATTCATTAGTGTCATATTTGGCCATAAAGAAAGCGTCATAAACCACACAACCACTCAATAACATACTTAGAATACAAGCTAATATGATTTTATTCATTTCACTTCCTCATAGATTTCTTTTTGTGTGTCATACCATTCTTTCCAAGCATCCACTTTCACTTGACATTCATGGTAAGTGTAATAATTATCTGCAACAATTTCAACTATCTCGCTAAGTTTAGCACCTTGTTTAATCATTGCTAAGTCGGGACAAACAGTTTTCAATTCGTCAGGAATGCCTGGCCAGGTTGGTTTGACTGGTACATCTTCAAGGCAACCAGTTAATAACAAAGGTAATATTAGTAATAGATTTTTCATTTTGCAACCTCACCTTTAGCTGCTGAATTCATTATATCAATAGCTGCTTGAGGAACATCACAATTAGCATCAATCATAACCTGTTTCTCTTTAATCACTTCTTTTGTGATTACTTTTGTATCATGTATTGTTTTAATTTTTGTAACTATCTTAGTTTGTATTTCTGCGTTGGCGGTTTTAGCTTTCTCTTCAGCAATCTGAACTTTAACTTGCATATCAGATACACGTTTACGCCATTGTTGTTCAACTTCATAACCGCCTTTGAAATATAAACCAGCACCCAAGGCTAATACACCAACTACTTGGCATATCATTCTATATGGTGCTAGAAATTCAAATCTTAAAACAAATCCTAATATTGTGGCTATGACACCCGTATAGAATATCAAATTCACAAAATATATTAAGAAACTATCAGGTATCAATGACAACATCCACATATATTATACCAAGAAAGTTTTAGCTTTGTTGTAGTGTGCTTTTCTGTCTTCCAAACCAATAGTACCACCATTGATTTTCTTAGTCATGGCTACAATGTCATCTTTATCGCAAATAGCATTTAAACCATTTGTTTTCCAAAACCAACAAGCTGATTCGACAGCACCTTCAAGTGTTTCTAAGTAAGTGATAGTTTCGTCAACTGTTTTACCAATAGAAGTAGCGAATTTAGTATAGTTTTCTTTACCTGTTAATTGGATTGCTCCACGACCACGGAATTTGTAGCCTTCACCACTAGATTCTGGACCATTACCCATACGATTAGCATATATTTTGTTAGCAATCTTTTCTGGTTGACGTTCATAAGCTTTCGCAATTGTATCGTCTGGAAAATATTTACCAAAAATACTACGTAAACCTGCAGCACCATAATTTAAGTTTTCTTTTAATATGGTAAAGTCAGCAGACTCATGGCCACATTGTGCTAAGAACCCAGCAATACGATTTGGTGTATTGATTTCATATTGTTCTAATACATTCAATAAAACAACCAATAAGTCATTTACATTTTTATTTTTAGTTAGAACTTGAGATAAATTTTGTTCAGTTAACATGTTTTCAGTTTTCCTTATGCTTGGGGTAATTTTCTAGTAAATAATTTTGTTTTTCTTACTTTACGTATATTATCCATACGTCTAGCTGTAGCACTAATTGGGTCTGTACCTGATTGGGGGCCAGTTACGTTAGTTGGACCGGCCGAACCACTAGATACAACACCATCTTCTTTGATTTCTTTCTTTTTTGGTTCATTGAAAACTTTGCTTAATACATCATGAGCAGTATTAATTGCTTTATCTTTAGTTAACGCTTTGCCTTTGTGCCATTTACCTTTACCGTAATCATATGGGTCATCTCGACCAGGTGGGTCTTGTGATTTATCCATTTCTATGATGTAATTTTTAAATGTTTTCATTAGCAGTTCCACTTTCTTAGAGCTTTATTAATACGAGAATCTGGATCCTTTGCAGTTTTTGCAGAAGTCAGGCGTTTCTTCATTCCACCCATTCTAGCACAGAATGATTTTCTACGCTTAGCAGATTTACTATCAGGATCCAATTTAGATGGTTTAGTAGTAACGGCTGTTTTTAATTTTGAACCTGGATTCTCTCTACGATAAGAGTCGACACCTTTTTGATTTAATCCACCTTCGGGATTCTTCCCAGCTGAACGAGTCCAGGCCGCAGATTCATTTAAAAATTCATTAAACGATTTCATTTTGCAATATCCTCGTAATCATCCATTGTCAATACACCTTTGTTGCGGATATCAATCAATCGTTCAACGACACGATGTAAATCTGCATCGGTTTTGATTTCTTCTCTAGTTAATTCCAATACACGAATTAACAACGGTATATCAAAAGTGATTGTATCTTTTTTATCAACATCTTCTGTTTTAATAGAAGGAATAGGTTTGAAACTATGAACATGTCTTGAAATTTGATGACCACGTTTGTGTGTGAGTTTAGATTCTGGTTCAGTTGGTTGTTCTGAAACGGGAACACAATTAGGAACTTTACGGCCACCTTTGTCTTTTACACCAATGGCTTTATATCCTTTCCAACAGGATTCTTCTAAATGTGCTTTAAATGATTTCATAGTTTCCTCAATATTTCTGCAATTGATAGGTCTAACATAATATCAGAGGATTCAATATTCTTGCCTCTGATACCATTAATACGGGTTGGCATAAGATTTAGATATATTAGAAATGTTTTCAATATATCGTAATCTCGCTCATCTGTTCTATAAAACAATATTCTGGTTGCCGATTCAGCATCAAAGACATTGTATATTAAAATTATATGATTTAATATTAAACGTTCTTTTAAGTCACCAGATGCTTTAAACCTACGAAACAACTTCTTCAAGTATTTAGTCCGTTTCATATCACCTTCGAACTCAGACATAATACAATGCGGTGAAACATAAGATTTCATGGCATATATTAAAAAGTTATCATCATTTAGGTCATCAAACATTATTATTATTCTTAAGTTAAAAAAAGGGGACCGAGGTCCCCTTTATTTAGTACACACTTATTACAAGATTGTAATTTGAGCGTTTGAAGATGTTACTGATGTTGCTGTAGCATTTGTGATACCTGCTGGTGGAGTAGCAGTAGATGTTACACGGAACACTAGTAAGTTTGCACTTGTATTTGCAGGTGATACAGATAGTGTAGCAGATGTGTTACCAGCAAATGTTGTGTTACCACGTTGTGTACCAGCACCATTTAAGATGTTTGTCCAACCTAATGCACCGTCAGCAGTATTCATTTGCCATACGTATGATACAGAAGAACCAACTGGTTGTACATCTGATACAACTACTGTGAATGTAGCAGTATTAGCATTAGCGGTATTAGCACGAACTGTAGCAGCTGAAGGTTGTGTTCCAATTGAAATTTTAGCATCCGGATAAACAGCATCATCTGCAGCACTGTCTGTACGGAATACAGCAACAGCTGAAAGAAGTTCTTCTGTTACTCGTCCAGCACGACCACCTGAACCTGTCACTCGTCTAACCCAACCAGAACCTACATGGCCGTTTACTAGTGCTTCGTTACTATCTACAGCGAAAACGCCGACTGTTTCTCCAGCAAAGAAAGCACCTGATGATGTATTACCATATAGTGTTGCAACTTCTGCTGTTGTTGGTGCTCTTTCAACGGTTGCCGCTGCCCACAATGGGGTGTTTGCAGCTGAATCATAATTACCTTGGTTTAAAGCCATTTAAATTTCTCCTTAATCTTGCGATTTGTATTACTATTTATTATATTTAATATCGCCTGTATCTGAGCTAGGCGTACCTTGTTTTGGTTTTTTAATAACCGGGTCTATCGAAACGGTATCTCTTTTCTGACCCGTTAAAGTAGTTCCACCACTCAATACAGCAGCTGCCTGAGTCTTGTCATCGCCAATGTTATCTTCTTCCTTGGCGCTATTTAATTTTGGTTTCTTACCGTATGTCGTACCATCTTTATCATCTTTTTCATGGTCATATAAATCCTCAACCATTCTTTTCTTTTTAAAGATTTCTTTAATGACCTGTGCTGGCTTGGATAAAACAACCGATTCACCCATACGTTGAGCGAACTGTTGAAACCGAATAGTTTTAGTGAAAGCCATACGTTTATCTCGGTCAATATGTTGAGGGTCGTAACCCATAGATTTTAAATATCTATCTACGACCTCTTTACTGTATTCATTAATTTGTTCCATATTAACCTCTAGCTGTGGCACTTGGAGACATACCGGCTTCAATATCTTGTGTACCTTTTTGGCCGGCGTCATATAACGCTTCTTGTCTTGCGGCATATGATTTAAAAGCATTAGTTTTTGAATACATTACTTTCTTGTTGGTATCTAAATGCTCTGGGTCATAACCTAAAGATTTGATGTATTGATTTAGTGTAGCTGTTTCATCAATTTGAACTTCTTCTGGTAGTTTACCACGTTGAACACCGTTACGAACTTTCCAACCAAAATCTTCTGGATCCTTTTTGATGCCACGTTCTGCAGCTTTCTTAGAAGCTTTATGTGTATCTACCATATTCTTAGCATACATTTTTGACATTTTTGGGTCTTGTTTTTTATGTTCTACATCACGTTCAGCCCGTTTTTTATCAATATAGTTTTGGCCTGCTTTACTAGAAGGTAGTCTATCAAATAGAGCCTCATCCACCTCTTCAACTTCTTCATTCAATGACAAAGCTTTAATACCTTTTTTAGTTGTCAATGATGTGTGAGCTTGACCACTAGCAGTTTCAAAATCAGGATGTGTAGAAGTGTGAACCAATTTGTCTTTATGGAAAATAGCTACATGGTGTTTACCGCCGTCTTGGTGATGTATAGCAATTAAACCATCTTTTTGTTGGTCCATAACGAAACCAATTTTACCGTGACCTAATGATTTCACATGTGAATCCACATTAGGAGTGAAATTGTGACTTTCGGTCAATTCAACTTCTTCTTTAGCTAAACGGTCAACAGCACGACCAATTCCTTTAGAACGTTGGAATGATTTCATATCATCCTTCTCACCATCATCTTTACCATCATCAGCTGCTAATTTTGCCGCGGCTTTCGATGCTAAGTTTGAAGCAGAGCGCTCATCACTTGAACTGGATGCTTTTTTAATATATGAACTCAAAGTCTTTTTGGTTAATTCATTTACAACTTCTTCTTTATGAACAACATTACCGTAACCATGTGAAATTTTATTCAATTTGTGTTTTGTTTCCATTTGGTCAGCTTCATTGTCCTTACCTGATATTGTGGTATCTTTTTGAGTGACAATTTCAACTTTACCAATGTTACTTGCGTCTTTGATTTTATCTTTAGTGCTTTGAACATTAGTATTATGGTCAGGTGCAACACCAGAACTCATACGGTCAATTTGTGCTAATTTATTTGCAATGATTTTATGGCCACGTGATTCTTCAATTTCTGCTTCTTCTGAAGTACAACCGGCTTTACCCATCATTGTTTCTTTAGCCATTTTAATTGTTTTGCGGCGAGCAAGGTCACTTAGGTGTGGTGCAATACCTTTTGGATTCTTTTTAGCTGTTGATTTCTTCCAATCACCTTCATGTGACCAAGAAGTTACTTTACCTGAAGCATCTTTAGTCACTATATCTTTGGCTTCTTCAAGGTCTTCCTCTTCTTTACGAAGTTTTTTAAAATCATCGGCATCTAGTTTGCCGTTATGGTTCTTGTCTAGTTTCTTTTGGCCGCCAATCAATTCTTCTTTTTTAGGTTCGTAAGCATGTTTTTCTTTTTGTTTTGCATGCCACGCTGCCATATCTTCTTTGCTTGGATTTTGCATTGGTGTTGGAATGTGTTTTCTCACTGGACCTGGATTGCCAGCAGATTCTTCCATATCTTCTGGATCTTTTTGTTTAGCGCCACCATAAGCAGAACCAGCAACTTTACGAACAACAGAAGATTTCTTTTCACCAGAATCTTTTTCCGCCTTAGCATCTTCGATAGCGTCTAATCGAGCTTGACGAGCTTTACGAGCGGCCGCCGCATCTTTATCGATTGGAGGTAAATCATCAGCTTTTGCTTCTGACATGATGCCAGAAACGGCGTCTACTAATGACTGTGGGATACTTTTACCAAATTTTTGAAACATTTTATTCTCCTGTTAGTTCGCTGTGAACATTTAATTACCTATTTATTTCTTTTCTTTTTTGTTGGTTTATTTTCTGACGTTGTTGCTAATTTATCTAATTGTGTTTGTAATGGTTCTTTATTGGCACCGTTACCCATACCACCAAATGTCCCCATATCTGAAGCACCTGGGTCATCAATAGATTCTTGTTTTAGTTTCGTTCTAAATGAATTGAAACTTTCACGATATGTTGTATTTCCCAATCCACCCATTGGATATACTCCGCCTTGTTGGCGAGTATCGTATGTTGGACCAACACCAGTGCCGTTAATTGATTTGCCAGGTAATAGATTTACCCCCGCTTTTCGTTTGAGTTTTGGACTTTCTTTGTCGGTGTTGAACTTTGGTTCTTTTGGCTCTGGGTTGATTTTGAGCGTCGGCTCCGTCTGTTCCTGCCTCGTTTCTTCGTAGGTTCTAAAGGCGTAGCCGTTATTGCCGCGGATGTCGCCGTCTCGGACGTCATCGATTTTGCCGGCTTTTCTGAGCATTTGGTCGACTGGGGCATTGTTTTCTGCTCGCACGCCTTTGGCGGATGGGCTATGTTTGGCTTTAAGACTTGAGTAATTTTTGTGATTATATTTTTTACGAATGTCAGTATAGTTGTCATGGTGTAGTTCCTTTTCAAATAATGTATTAACATCTTCGTTGATGTTTATTTTTCCATGTGAGCGTAACCAATTGGTAGCACTCTCGTTATAAGCTTTAGTTTTAAAGAAATAGGATATCTCATTACAGATTTCACTGATTTCAGACTGTTTAGCCTCTTTAATTAGAATGTTTGAGTTTTGTAAATTTACTGAATTATCGAATTCTAAAAAGTATTCAAACTCATCGTAGAAGTGATTTAAATTCTCTTGAGATTTTACCCACTTTTCGTTTCTAATTTGTTCAGAAATAACTCTCGAATGTTGGTTATTTCTATTTTGAGATACTTCATTTGTAGTAGTGACGAACACCATCATTGAAGTATAACCCAATTCTTCTAATTCTTCTCTAATGGAAGTAATTTTATCTTTATCATCAGATGCGCCATTGATGACCAATGCTGACCGATTACGAATAGCATTGTATTGGTGGTCTTTAGTTTCTTCTGATAGTTTCTTTTTATCAGATAAGAAATCATATGCTTTGTTGGAATTGATTTCTACAGCATTTCGTTCAGCTACGGCTTCATGTATGATAACATCTTTACCTGAACCCGGACCACCAACTAAGAATAAAGCTTTAAACATCCCACGATTTACATTTTCATGGATGCCCATACCTTTTTTAACGTCATGGAATAATTCTTTAGAATGCTTCTCGTTATTTTGTGTAGATGATGGTAAATTCGATTTGAAAGAATTATAATCATTATTCTTAACATGATTACGCATATCTGTACCAGATACACCTTGTTTTCTTTCGCCTGTAGATTGAACTGTAATCTTTTTAAAATTGTAAGTTCCGTGTTTACCTGGAACTCCATTGTATTGATTCAGTAATCGTTTGTATTCATCGACTCGGTCGGAACCAGCAACTACATGTAAATGAGAATATCCTTGACCACTCAATGCAGATGCATGATGTAAAATTGTTGGTTGTTCTTTGGTAGCAACTTTAATATTGGTACCTGGAAATGCCCGTTTTAAGTGTTTCTCTTTATCTTCTGGAGATAATGGATTCTTTTTGGGGTCGTGAGAACGAGAAGCCACAACCAAATGGTCAGCGTTGTGTTTCTTAGCTAAGTCTTTTAGGCCATTGACATTTTCTTCATGGCCCTTTGTAGGCGGATTCATCCGACCAAACAAGACTGCTACTGATTTGGTTTCTTCTTCCATAAGTTCAATAAAGGATTTAATTTTACTCATTGTTATGTTTCTTTACACTTCCATTTGGTTGAACATGATATGCGTGAAATTTAACAAGAGGATATTCTTGTTTCATTTTCAACAACCTATTTAAATTACTTGTACTATCATCATATAAACTAACGTGTTTATAATCATTTCTAGCAAGATGATTTCTCACAACTTGTGCTTTCTTCTCAGCTGGGTGTTCATCTCCAGGAATATTACCAGCACGTTCAACATGAATCTTATCAATGTCAATACCGTGTTGTCTGAACTTATCTAAGAACTTTTCTTTATTATCAAAGTCAGCCCTTGCTGTATTTAGTATGACCTTACTTCCTTCTTTTCCACGAACCTTCTTATGAACTTTTTTAATTTTATCAATCATTTTAGAGATTGGTTTAGATTCTTTATTAAATTTATCAGCATCTCTGAATTCACTAAAATCGTAATGATGGTCTTTAGGTAATGAATGTGTATTGAATTCACTATTACTTAATGTTTGAACCGATTTACCTGATTTGTCTTTAACATGAATTTGAGCAGTAGTATGGAAAAGAGTATCATCTACATCAAACATATGTAGACCACCAGATGATTCAGTGATAAAATTTTTGAAGTTTTTCATTTAGTCTCCGGCAGCAATTCCTGATGATTTCATTGAACTGAATGGATCGCTATTTGAATTAGATTTGAATCGTTGTGAAGCAAAATGATGCAAATTGCCGTTTTCATCTTCATAATGATAATGCAATTGTGTGGTACCAGAAGGATTAGTTACATGAATTTTTTTACTACCATCTAATATATTTTTAAAATGTTCCGCAGGGTCATATGAATGAAATTTATTTCCGCCGCCTTCTTTTTTCTTTCCAGCATAAACAGTATGGCGAATATGTTCATGGCCAGCTTGTTGTAATGGTGTTGGATTACTCTGCAACACATGTGTTTTAACATGGTCTATCAATTCATGATTCCCCATACTCAATAAATGTTCATGAGCTTTTGCAGTTAAAACTCGTCTATGAGCTAAATTTATATTATTAATTTTATCTTTTCGTTCTGGATCAGATTTTAACCATTCTTTTCTTAATTTTTCATTAGTCAAATTCTTTAATTCAGGAAAAGATTTATACAGTTTCTCTTTATGAGCTTTAATATCATTGTCGACACCAGGATACATAGCCGATTGGCCCGCATTTGAAACCGGAACATGTTTACTGTATTCATCGGATACTTTTAAACTAACGCCAGTATAACCTTTTTTACCTTTTTTATCAACCGTATGTAACATAATATCAGAAGCATCCTGTTTCTGTGTAGAAGGCACACTCGTTGAAGCTTCAATATCACCAGGTTTGGATGTCCAATGTACATGAGAAATTGTTTTGCCTGATTTTTTTAATTCAGATTTAATATGGTCAGCTGTTTCCTTAGCTCTATCGTATATTTTTTTATACTGGTCTTCACTAACATTTTTCATTAATAAATCATGTGCTTGTTGTGGAGTATTTTTATATTCATCCACATGTTTGTCCATGTGTTTGCCACCATTTAAATGATATCCAACTAAGAGTTCATGCAACTTTCCTTTTGTATCATTATTTGATCCAGATTCATCGATTGCTTTTTCTTCAGACAAAAGATTGAGATAGTAATTCTCAAATCTTTTAGATTCATCAATATATGTACTAAATTTTATTATCATCTTTCTGCACTTCTTTCGAAATTTAATTTATTAAACTCAGCCCTATCATTTAGTTTGATAGGAGTTCCTTTGTGGTTTACAACAAAACCTTCAGGTTTGACTTTTTTATTATTGTAACTATGTTCTAGGCCTCCGGTGTGTTGAGATAATGCGCCAACTAATACGTTTTTAGCCTGTTGTAAATGATGGTGCATTTTAAAGAAACCTTCAAAATGATGTTTGTTGTCTTCAACATGATTTAAATGAGATTTCAATTCATCAGATTTAACATTTTTAGATTTATCTGTTTTCAAACTATCAATTTGTTTACCGTAATGTTTAATTAAATGATTAGATAAACCTTCAGGATTTGGCGTTTCACCGGTTCTAACTGTACTATTGATATATGTTTTAGTGTGGTCTTTTATGTTAGATTTGCCAATTTTCTTATCTAAAGAATTAAACATATCATCGCCATGTTTGCTATAAGTGGCTAATGCTGAATTTATATGATGATTCAATCTGTGTTCATGTTCATCAGATAATTTAACTTTTGATGTGTCATGGCCAGGTTCCCTATGATACACATCTGGATGATTTTTAAAATCACTCATATTGGGGTCATAGTGGGCGTTCATTGAACCTGAATCTTTACCCCTATATTCGGTATGAGTATATAATCCTAACTTAGCTTTGCCAATTTGTTGGCCTTCAGTTGACTTTTCTGGAACAGAATATTTAATTGTATTTGGTCTAAAATGCAATTTACCAGCATGCTTGTCAATGTCATTATGTGTAAACATGACATCGCCTTGATATACACCTTTAGATGGAACAACTTTAGGTAAATGTTGTAAAGCTGATTTTAACTTTTCAACTAAACCAGGAGCATGGCCGTGGTTTTTCTGTATATCATCTTCAGTATAATTGATTTTTGGTGTTACATTAAATGCTGATTTGGAAGCAACAAAAAACTTACCCGTATCTGGATGATGGCCATAAACTAAACTTGGCGAACCATCATGTTTCATTGTTAAATCCGAATTCTTTCTACCAGCTTTAATATGTTGTTGGACTTGCCTCAAAGCTCCAACGGATTGTTCCAATCCTTGTTTACCTGAATTTAACGGTAAATCTTCTAGGTGCTCAATATGCTTGAGTTTTGTGCCTTCACCTTCGGCCTGTTCTTTTAGGAAGTGTTTTATATTTTTCATGGAATAACAACGCTCTGTGGTCGTAATAATACTTATTTATGTATTATATTTATTAAAAACTGAATTATGACGTAACCAATCTTCTCCGTGTGTAACATCATATATTTTGAATATTTCCGGTTTCAACAACGATGCCATTAACAATAATGTTTGGTCATCATCGACCAAATCGTGTTTATACAATTCATTAAATGCGTGTTGAACTAACGAATCAAATGTTGGCCAAACTGTTTTGCCACCAACAATAGCACCACCCGTCATATGAACATCATTATTAACAATTAAATCTAAAATGGATTTACTTTGGTCAAATTCTTTTAATCTAAACAATGTCATCTTAGTTGGGTCAAAATCATAATTCCATTCTGTACCTTTGATAAATTCTTCCACATTACGACAATATCCAAAATCAACCCACGCAACCAATTCTTTAGTAGCAAAACCATTGGTGATTGCTCGATTGACAAAGTGAGCTTTCAATGTGTTGACCAATACATAATCGGCAGACCAATATTCCGGATTACGAATTTGATTTGGACTAATCTTCTTTTGATATTCCGGATTAGTCTGAATCGAAGCAATCGCTAACCGTAAATCTTTAAATTCAGAAGCATAATCAACCGCAGTAACGGTTGTCTTATCTTCTTTACCTTTACGATATTCCCATACTTTATCAACCAAATCTGGTGTTGTAAAAATGGTCATTTCATTATCAAGTTGTGCCATGTTAGCAAACCTGTCGAAGTACGTTTGTAATGGACGATACAGATAATGTGGAAGTCCTTTATCTTGTGTCCAAGTTTCTCGGCCGATATCAAAGAAGGCCGTTACAATAGAAATATTACCCATTCAATTGTTCCTTAATATAATCTTCAAGTTTAATAGTTGGTCTCCAACCTAGGCCCATTAATCGGTCATTATTGGCTAGAGATTCTTTTGCTTCACCTGGTCTAGCAGGAATAAAAGAAATGTCTTTAGAAATCATGTTTGCTAATTCTAACACAGAATGATTTGTACCGGTGCCAACATTGTATAATTCTCCAGGTTTACCTTCTGTCATACATGTGATGTTCGCTTGTACAACATCATTGACATGAGTAAAATCTCGTTTTTGTGTGCCATCTCCAACAACAGTCAATGGTTCATTAGCTGCCCGTTGACGTAAAAATAGACCAATCACTGGCGCATATTGACCACGTCTAGGTTCTCTCGGTCCATACACATTGAAATATCTGAATGAAATAGTTTCCAGTCCAAACAATTCCGTATACATGTGACATAATTTCTCACCAGCAACTTTAGATACTGAGTAAGGATTTAGACAGTCTTCAATCATATTCTCAGATAATGGTGGTGTATTTTTCAAACCATAAGCTGAAGATGTGGAAGAATACATTACTCGTTTAACGCCAGCTTCCTTAGCACATTGTAAAATAGTAGCAGTGCCTAGAGTATTGGTCTTAACTGCACCAATTGGATTTTCTAATGTTGGTTGAATACGTGATTCGGCTGCCAAATGGAAAACATATTGGACATTTTCAAATAAAGGACGAACATCCACATAATCACATATATCATATTTGTAATATCTTGCTTTTTTATTATAATAGAAACGTTCATGTGCTGTTGCTGATTCATCATCAATTACTGATACATCATAACCCATATCTATCAATTTGTCAACCAGATTTGAACCAATAAATCCACATCCGCCGGTAACAATAACTTTCATATTAAACTCCTGTATTAATAACAATTACATCTTCATCTGGTGTATATTGTGAATTGATTTTTATACCATATTTTTCTTCATAGTATTTCTTCCATTCTTTGACACGGTCATATTGATGGACAATATAGAATTCGAGCCCTGTTTTTCTAACCTTAACTCGTCCATTTTCAAATACGGGCCTTTCTTCCAACAGATAGGGGCTGAAGTGATCCATCAAACGGTCATAGTTGGTTACATGAGCATTTATAGCCCATCCATCTGCTAAATTAGCAAAGTGTGTTAATTGTTTCCAAGGACTACTATGAACAATAACATTGTAAGCTGCTTGGTCTGCAACCCAATCTGGACGATTCAGCGACATTTGATAAATGTAAAAACACAAATCTTTCATGTAATGTGATTGCCCGCCTAAGACACCAACACATTGGACAATCTTCTCTTTGAATTCATTATAGAAATATTCGCCGAAGTTTTTGATTATGTTATTTCTATTCCATTCCTCATCTTTAATCAAGATTGCTTCACCCGAAGAAACGATTCCTTTGGTAAAGAATTCAAACCATTCAGACGGGTCGTTTTGGAAGATTACATCTCGCACATCTGTAGAAACGACATATACATAATCTGGATTTTCAGACAAATACTTATGGACATGATAGAACCTTTCCATGTGTATCATCATGTCACTGTTTCGTTTAGCACGAACAACAATTACACCTTCCGCTTCAATCTGTTTATTTGTTTCTTCGTCCATTTCAATGGTGACTAAAACAACATCACCTTTGAAACCACATTCTTTAGATGACCTAACCCAAGGCAACACATCGTTAAACTTGTAATTAGAACATACACCAATAATTAAATCTTTCGCCATGGAAATTCTCCGTTCAATCTTTGTTTCATATATTCATTACCTTTTAAGAAAAACTCACCTGTTACGGAGTCCGCTCGACTAGCAACTCGATAATTTACCGTATAATCTCCGGTACAATTTGCTTTGAAATTATTTTGTCTTAACCATCCACTCAATAAGCGGTCCACTTCCGGTTGTTCTTGTGGGTGTCTAGCTCTACGATACCAACCAGGAGCAAAATTCAAAGCTATATCTCTACGAACGATATAACAATTAACATCAACAAAATAATCATTTAAAATTGACTGCCAATTACCTAGTGATTCACAATCATCATTACATATGTAATTACCTTCGGTGTCAACTATTTTACGTAAGGTGTAAGCCCAACCATTATTATCTATTGAATTGACTAAACTTTCAACATGATTAGGTTCTAACCAATTATCCTCATCTAAGAAAATATAGTAAGCACCTTTAGCTAAGAAAGTAGAGGCGCCGTATATTCGATGACCATTATATTGGTCATGACCTGTGTTGTATGGTAATACTAAAACATCAGCATCTGAATGAATTTGTTGTTCTGCTTTCTTTCTATGCTCTTTACCATCAACAACTATTAAGTGCTGAATATTTTTATATGTTTGGTTTGCTACAGAATCGACACATTGTTCTAAATGCTTTGTGCCGATTGTTGGTGTGATAATTGTCACTAATGGATTATTCATTTATAATTGTCCCACAAGATGCTAATTGGCATGTTAATCCAATTACATCTTTTTCAAATAATTTAGTTTTATCTAACAGTCTATAATATGTATGCTCTAAATCAAACTGTGGTTTTGAGATGCAATCTTCGTATGTTTGACGTATTAATTTATCAGCATCTTCCAACATAGAATAATCAAACGACCATAAACGAGTATCTACCAATTTTAATTGTGATGTCATCCAAGAAACGACAGGTGTTTTGAAAACATATTTTCCTTGCATTTCTGGATTATCATAATCTTCGATATGAAAGTTATCGGTTAACTCAGCACGTCCTGTAATTTTAAACACCCTATTGATGTTTGTCAATGACAGATTTCTAATAACATCTAAAGCAACAATCATAATGTAACACTCACCTGGACTTTTTAAGCCTTTTGTTGCTAAATCGATTGCAAGAGTATGATTGGATAAAGATATAAAATAATCTACTTCTTTTCTTAAACGTTCAATCTTGTAGTCTTCTAGTTCAGGTGATGAATCCAATAAAAGAATGATTGAACCTGGAGCTTTATGTTTAATAGATTGGATTGTTTTGAGTGTTTGTTGATATCTGATTTCAAAATCAATAATACCAATCTTAGGTCGCAAGATTGATGTAATAACAAAAATATTCATAATTATCCACGAGTCAATTTTAATATTTTATTTAGTTGACCTTCAATGATTGGTTTACGATTAGGCCAATAGATATATTCTTTATCTGATGTAGCGTATAGTTTTTGCAAGAATGGAATTATTAACTTTTCAACTTCATGTAACCTGGTTTTATAATCATCAGCTGTTTCGGCCGTTTTATTGATAACCGAATTGTAATCTTCTTCTGATACTGCTGAAAAACCAAAATCATCATCTAATGTTTCATATTGTTTTAATATGTTTTGTGCGTCTAATGAGAGTGCCATGTTTATATTCCTTATGTTATCTAATTATCTGAATATCTTTTCCAGATGTCCAGATTTCTAATTCTTTTCTTAATCGACCTTCTGATTTTAAAGTTTCATAACGATTGGCCGCTTTACTTTTCCACCACTCAATAATATTTTCTAAATTGTGTTTCTCGTAGTTTTCACCAGGTACTAATGTATCGGTTTTGTTACCAACATATTCAGTTGTATTTTTAAAACCATAATCAGAAATATAATATCTTTTCTTTTCAGTCAAAGCCTTGGCATTTTCAATAGTTTTATTGAAATCATCACCATCGGGTGTTCCTTTTAGAACAGCTTTGGTTAATGCTATCATCTTGGTGAACGTTCTCAATTTGCGACTTGTGGTTGATTCCTCGCCTTCCAATAAGTCACCATATCTATCCTCTAGATATTTTTTTAGACTCCAATATCTTTCACCGTGCATCATTGGAACAAAATCAGAATCCGTCAAACCCTTAAATCGTATATATGGTTTCATGCCGTCATATTGTGATACTGTTTTACTACTTCCATATAAACTGGTAGTTTCAAACAAACACATATTCATATTATATTTTTTATTACAGATTTGTCTAACTTCATGTGAGGTACAAATCGCTGATAATAATTTACCACCAAGATAGTTGAATCCAAACGGTTGTGCAGGTACAATAACAAAACCCATCATAGTTGCTTCGTTAAATCGTTTGGACCCTTCCGATGTTTGTGAGAACACATGTCCAATGTATTCATTACGTGGGCGCATGTATATGACTGGAGAACCTAAACGAATAAACCCTAAAACTTTACTAGTTTTCTTTTCACGGACAGCCAATTGAATATTTCGACCAACTGGAGCTTTATTGATATGTGAGGACGTAATCTTCATTAGCGTCTCCCATTGTTCACCTGGAATTTCACACACTTCAATATCCATATCATTCGGGTGCATATCAAAATCTGAGAACAAATCATCCTCAATTGGAAATAAAGTCGCAGGCATATTCTCAAGCGACTTTAATTTCTCATCACGCATGTATTGTTCAATATTATCAAAGTTATCAAAATAATCTTTAAATGCTTTTAAACAATACAGGCCATCTTCTCTGGTTATTTCCATGTTAAATAATCACTATATAAATTTTGTTCAAGTTCATAGGCTTCATCTTCCCATTCTTCATTATCAGTAGCCACACCTTTCCAATAATGTATTCTACCCTCATTAGTCAGTTGCTTCCTAAGGAACTGCCTGGCATGAACCAATTCATGTGCCAGCGTTATTAACAACTCTTCTTCACTTAGTTTCTTGTTAAGTGATACCGTTATTTCTGGTTCTTTAAAATCATGGTTAAACGCACAATGGCCAGAAACAACCATTCGACAAACGTGGATATAGATATCTAAGGGTATTGTCTTCTTATAGATATTTAGCCGTTTTAAATAGAAGTAGCAAGCCTCTTTAAGAAGTTCTATCTTCTTTGTGCCGGCTACTTCTACGTAAATCATACTTTGAAACCCGTAAACTTACTTTTTCTTTCGTTGTTACCAAAAGTATTTACAGGTTTATCTTGGCCCGAATCCGTTAAACTTTGCGCTGATTGTTCAACATCAAACAATTTCATTTTAGCACGGTCAACTCCCAAGACAAATCGTTTGTAATGTGTTGGGTCGGAATATCGGTTTTTTAATTGTTTAACCATGATTTGGCCAAGTTCTTCTAATTCTTCTGAAGAAACCAAAGCAAACATCAAGTCAGCCGTAGCGGGAAGACCAAAAGATTCAGATGTATCCTCAAGACCGGGATCCGAACTTGTAAAACCACTTCGAGTAGTCTGTGTAGCAGATACAACCGGCACATTAAATTCCACGGCCAATCCACGAATTTCTTCAGCTATAGATTTAACATAGGTGTATGAATTGACATTTGAACCAACTTTAAGCCTAGATGAAGCACAGATGTTTAGATAATCAATAAAGATAATATCGGGAATGAAATTACGTTTGAGGTTAAGTTCATTCAATAAAGCTCTAAAGTGTGTTACTGAGGCCGCAGCTGTTGGATATTCTTTAATAATCAATTTACCCGTGGTCATTTCTTTAACCCGAGCAACCTTCTTATCATACAAGTCTTTAGGTAAAGATATCAAGTCATCCAAATTGGTATTAAGTAGATTAGCATCTATACGTTCAGCAATCTTTTCTTCAGCCATCTCCATAGTGATGTACAGGACATTTTTACCTTGTACCATAGCACCAGCGGCAACATGGCACATAAAAAGACTCTTACCAACACCCGTTCCAGCCAACGCAATATTGAGGGTCTTCGCTGGTAATCCACCCTTAGTGATTTTGTTAAAATAGTCCAAATCAAAGGGAATTCGTTCCTCCTTACGGTGATAAAAATCATAACGTGAGTCGGAATCTTGTAGATAATCATGCCCAACATTCGTGTCAAAGGTAACAGCAAGAGCGTCAGACAATATTTTAGGGATTGCACCTTTATCATTTTGATTTTTATCTTTACCATCTAAGATATGAATTGAATCTAAAACTGCGTTGTATACCGCTTTTTCTTGGCAGAATTTCTCGGTAACGTCAACAAGCCAGTCCATTTTGGATATGTCTTCTTTGTTGGCATTAACAACTTGCAGATAATCAACAACACGTTTCACTTCTTCTTCTTGTAAACCATTTGTTTCTTTGACTGACAAAA